TGTACGTGGCAGGCGGACATGGTGTGCTTTAACGTGCTAAAGCGGAGGTATATTATTTGCTTATGGTGGATATTAGAATATATAATACTCAAAAGTATTGATTTTTAGTATTGCGTATGCTATTCTATACACAGTTCAAGAGCCACCGATCAGGCTTTGACCGGCTCGTGGGGTACGAGTGGAGATCACCGGGAGCACCTTGACAACTGAATATATGCATAAGCCCACACATGGAAAAGTGAATTATGATTATTTTTGACTATGATCCGAAAAGTGGGATTTCTTGCGGCATTAACGATTATGGAGAGTTGTTTTAGGTGGGAACGGTTCAGGGTATAACTTGCCTAACACTCAAGAAAATGTAGAATATATCCTTGCAGATTTTGAATTTTGGACAAAATAAGTTAATGTGTGGGCTTATGGAGTATATTCTCTAATATTTATCTTAAGGAGGGTTAAATCATGAATGAAATTCATTATAAAAACATCAACGATGAAATCCGGTTTAAAACCCTGATGAAGTACGTTGAAGAATGGGAAAGCATTGATTTTGATCTCTACTCAAGCAAGCGTGACAAATACGGAGAGTGTGATCAAGAGGTTGCAATTCTCAAAGGTGAATGGAAAGTCTTGAATATGCTAATGCTACTCATGAAAGACGATCGCCGCATGGCACAGTTAGCACTGCGGTATTTTGGAAAGGAGGCGTATTAAATGCGCTATCGTTTGATATATTCCAAGCATTACTTACAGCTTAGTTTATGGTCAAATGATTACAATTGGATTCTTGAGCGCTCTATCCGTTTCCACAACTGCGGTTACGATGTTGAAATCTGGGAATACAACGAACAAGGTTCACACCTATTAGAAAGGAGTATTCACCATGACCGCTAACAGATGGCTTTTAACAGTTCATTGGAAACACAAGCCTACAACCGCATATCTATTTGCTACTTTGCGTTCAGCGCTCCAAGGTGCTTACTTTGTAAAAGGCATACACCCCAAGATGAAGATCACATTGATACGAAAGGAGTTGACACATGAACAATGCGAAGCCGTTTTAAGCACAGGGCAACTACCCATTTGACTTTATCCGTTCCGGCTGACCTCAAGGACACGCTTGAGGTCATAGCCGCCGAACGTGATATGTCTACCTCGGCATATTGCCGTGAGCTTTTCCGAAAGGAGATAGCAAAGCATGAAGTTTTACCGAATAGCAGACCCGGCAACCGGGGAAGTGATTGACCCAAAAGACACCCCGGAACTTTACACACTGGACGCAATCCGACACGCTGACTTGTGGACACCTGAAACAATCAAGCACGAATACCAGAGACTAAGAGCAATCGCCGTGAAGCGCTTGAAGCGCATTGAAGAAAGCGAAATCGGCAGAGCAAGCAAGACATACTATTATAATAAGGACAAGTACAAACCAGCGTCTGAACTGAAACCATACGAGCAGAAAATCCTGTTGGCAGACCTTGCTAAGATGATGCAAGCCAAGACCGGCACCCTCACAGGTATTAAACGCTATCGCAAAGAAGCAATCAGAACTTTCCACGAACACGGCTATGAATACGTCAACGAACAAAATTTTAATGATCTGGGTGAGTTCTTTCGATATTGGAAAGCGTCTAACCTGCGCGGCTATGGTAGTCTCCTAGCAATGGACGTATACGAGAAAATCAAAAACTCAGAAGCATTTGAACGATCAACGCAGAAAGTCAATAAATCAGCCGAAATTTTCCGGGTGTTTCAAGCGTGGCAATCGGAGCGAGATGCGCCATTTGAACGAAAGTCGAATGTAGTTGAACGATCGTCCGGTGAGCTATTGCAGGCGTTAGATGAATTTCTATGGTAATCAAGCCGTCAGAATTTCCCCTTGCATGGCTTGAGCAAATACCGGAAGTAAAACGGAAGAAAGGCAACCAACGCACAAAGAAGCGCCGGAAATATAAAGACCTCATAACAGCGTTCGACATTGAGACAACCAGACTTGCAGATATTGAAAACTCTATCATGTATGTTTGGCAATGGCAATTTGGAAACGCCTACACGGTTGTTGGGAGAACATGGGATGAATTTACACAATTTCAAAAGAAGTTGCATAACGTTCTTGATGACACTTTTCTGGTTGTTTTTGTTCACAATCTTTCCTATGAATTTCAGTTTTTAAGAGGTATCTACCCATTTGAGCCGGAAGAAGTTTTCGCCGTCCGATCTCGCAAAGTTTTGAAATGTGATATGTACAACTGCTTTGAGTTCCGATGCAGTTACCTGCACAGCAACATGAACTTAGACACATATACTAAGAAAATGGGCGTACAGCACAAGAAGTTGACCGGCGTATTTGACTATGACAAAGTACGATATCCATGGACAGAACTGACTGAACAGGAATTAGCCTATTGCATACATGATGTGCAAGGCTTAACCGAAGCAATCCAGATTGAAATGGAGCATGATGGAGATAATTTATATACGTTTCCTCTAACGTCAACTGGCTATGTTCGCCGGGATGCCAAGAAAGCAATGTCGGAAGTCTCTTACAATTTTGTTAAGGGACAGCTACCAGACTTTGAAACATACAAGATGCTTAGGGAAGCATTCAGAGGCGGAAACACCCACGCAAACCGATACTATGCGAATTACACCTTGCACAACGTTCACAGCGCAGACCGATCCAGCAGTTACCCGGATGTAATGTGCAACTGCAAATTTCCGGTAAGCGAATTTTACCGGCTGGGCGATGTGCCATTTGACGAAGTTATCAAGATGTTAGGCAAAAGACAAAAAGCCTGTATCATGCGTGTAGCAATTACAGGCGCACACCTGCAAAGGGTTGACTGGGGATGTCCCTATTTATCATTAGCCAAGTGCAGACACGTTCAAAATGCTCTGCTTGATAATGGCAGAATAATATCCGCTGACTATCTGGAAACCACCATAACAGACATTGACCTAAAAATCCTGTTAAGTGAGTACGCATGGACTGATATGAAATTTTACGATGTGGCCGCCGCCCGGTATGGGTACTTGCCTAAGCCGCTAATAAAAACGATCTGCCAATACTACCATTACAAGACGGAGTTAAAGAACGTTGACGGGCAGGAACTGCTTTATATGAAGTCGAAGAACAAGTTAAATTCTATTTATGGAATGTGCGCGCAAGACCCTGTAAAGCAGTCTATCCTATTTATAGATAATGACTTTAAAGAACAGAACGAGGACGAAGCCGGTTTACTGTTAGCATATAACCGAAAAGCGTTCCTTGCATATCAGTGGGGCGTGTGGGTGACAGCATGGGCGCGATACAGACTTGAGGAGTGTATCAGGCTGGCGCACGGTGATATAGACGATCCCAACGCACCTCAGTTTGTCTATTGTGATACTGACAGTGTTAAATACTTAGGTGAAATCAATCTGGACAAATTCAACCGGGAACGCATTAAAGACAGCCGCAACAGCGGAGCATACGCCACCGATCCGGCAGGGATTACACATTATATGGGCGTATATGAGCAGGAACATGATATGTGTGAATTTCGGACAATGGGCGCAAAGAAGTATGTTTACCGTGAAACACCGGACAGCAAACTGGTATGCACCATTGCCGGAGTTGAGAAAAAGAAAGGAGGTGAAGAACTTGAAGCGCACGGAGGTATTACGGCATTTCATGAGGGTTTTACCTTTACCGAAGCCGGAGGACTTGAAGCAATTTACAACGATATGCCGGCATACATCGCAACAGAATATGCGGCAGAGGGACGCACCTGCAAAATAACGGCAAATGTATGTCTAAGGCCAAGCACATACACGTTAGGACTAACTGCCGATTATAAGCGGCTACTGACAGAAATTAGATACGAATATGAGTAACCAACAGCACAAGCTGTGGTAAATAATTTTAAAGGAGATTATCATTATGGCGACTATCATTAAGAGCAACAAGGAACTGACCAAGCGCGAGAGCTACAAGCTGACACTGGATCCGTCTATCAAGAAAATGAAGGACTTTATCGGCGTACAGATCGACGTTTCCGCCTACTGCCTGTACAAGGACGTTAACAAGGATGGTAAGGAAGTCGAAGTTCTGTCCATCATGGACAAGGATGGCGGCGTGTGCGCCACAAGCAGCGATACCTTCAAGCACGATTTCATGAACATCGCTGATCTGATGGATGACGAGGAATATACCATTGAAGTTATCAGCGGACAGAGCAAGGCAGGACGTGAATTTATCACCTGCATGTTGGTGTAACCCATGAGCCGCATATATCTTGATAGCGGATATTTGGATGTCCACGGATTGCTTGAACGTGGCTTGCCCTTTAACTTTGCAGTTGGAGGGCGAGCCACCGGCAAAACTTACGGCAGTCTGTTAGAATCTATCCAATGTCCACGAACTTTCTTGCTGATCCGGCGAACACAGGCACAAGCCGATATTATCACAAAACCGGAATTTTCGCCATTCAAGAGGATATGCGAGGATCATAACTTGTTGATAACGTCATCGCCTGTTACGAAGTACAACAGCGCCTTTTATTTTTATAAGGTAGACGAGGACGGCAAGCAGGTACAGCAGGGCAAGCCGTTGGGATATTCAGCCGCATTATCAACATTTTCTAATATCCGGGGTTTTGATGCTTCCGATGTTGATTTGATGATCTTTGACGAGTTTATACCAGAAATGCATGAGCGCCCAATTAAAAAAGAGTTTGAAGCGCTGATGAACTGCTATGAAACCGTCAACAGAAACCGGGAGCTTCAAGGGAAAAAGCCCGTGCAGTTGCTATGTCTTGCTAACGCTAACGATGTGGCAAACCCTGTGTTTGTAGGTTTCAATCTGGTTAAACGAGCAAACGAGATGTTATCAAGTGGGAAAGAAGTCTATCAAGATAACAAGCGCGGCATATGTCTATATATGCTTCAACATTCTCCCATTTCGGACGAAAAGCGTAACACCGTGCTTTATAAGGCTACGGAGGGAACACGCTTTTCTGAAATGGCACTGGATAACAAATTTGCGTTTAATGATTTCGGAAACATTCGGAGCAGACCTATTAAGGAATTTGTACCTATTTGTGCAATCTCTAAAATCTGTGTGTACCGGCACAAGTCAGACGGCACCTATTACGTTTCCTTGCACAAGTCCGGCAGTCCACCGTGCTACACTGACAGCGAATCAGATATACAGCGCTTCAAGCGTATGTATGGCTGGTTGTGGGACGCATATATGAAAAATAAGGTAACTTTTGAAGAATATTTAGCGGAACATTACTTGACAAAGTATTTGAAATAAGTTACTCTTATACCAGAGTAAGGGTTGCATAAAGTCACAGCCGGAAGCTGATGCATGCGGTTGACTACCGCAAGAAACCCTTACTCTAAATTATTATCCGGCAGAAAGGAAACGCAAATGGATGTCGCAACCGTAACACAGCTTGTCAGCAATTTGGGCTTTCCTATCGTCTGTGTAGGCGTTATGTTTTGGATGCAGAACAAGGAGAGGGAAAGCCACGCCGCCGAAAGTGAGCGTTGGACGGAAGTGGTGAAAGAAAACACCGAAGCATTGCGAGATTTGAAAGAGGTTGTATCACTTCTAAAGGAGCGTGTCGGCCATGTCAGCGAAGAAAGAGAATGAAGTAGCCGTTTCAATCCCTTTGGATGACATTGAAAGAATTGAAATCTACCTGAACAAACCGAACCCCCGAACACGAAAGCGCAAATCTCTATCTGCCATTATCAGCGCAACCGGCGCAGACTATGCAATCAACGGCACCTTATATAATATGAGGAACGGAAACCCGGTTTGTCCTCTGCGCCGAAACGGTGTAACGTTGTACCATGGGAAATACCTGTATCGTGGCTATCTCTGGGACAACTACAACGTAAACAGCTTCCATTTTGATTTAGTCCCAAATGAAGCATGGGGAAATTACATTGCTTGCAGTCATATCCTGATGGACGGGAAAGCAATCAAAAAGCCGATCTATAACGTTGCACAAGGCGGCAGGCGGGGAAGAACGGCTATCGGCACAAAATACGTCAACGGACAGAAGCGGCTTTGCCTGTATGCGTCCAAGGACGGATCACGAGCAAGGAAAACGCCGGAACAGCTTGCAAAGCTACTTGAGAGCTACGGTTGGGAAGATGCCGTTATGCTTGATTGCGGCGGCAGTTCTCAGGTTTACCTTGACCATGAGCGGCGGCAGGTATGTTCAATCCGCAACGTTGCGCACGTTATTCTGATTTATTTAAAGAAAGGAAGAAAATAATATGAACGCATCTGAAATCATTCGGCAGGGCCTTACACACGGGGAGAGCTACGAGCTTATCAACGAGCGCCTGAAACAGGCGGGTTTTAATTTCCACATTGAAAAGAACCGCCAGGAGGGCTGGACGGAAGAAGAAATGAAATCTGGTTTCATTCCGGCTGACAGTGAAACGCCGGATGCCCTGCATCTCGCAGACCTGATGAAGCGAGATATGCAGAATGCAAACAAGGATATTCAGGTTTCCTGTGCAGAGGGTAATTATAAGATTACCTACGATGCCAACGGTCACGCAGTTAAGGCGGTGAGAATCAATGTTTAAACCTGACGAAATCCTGACCCTTGCAAAAGCAGGGTTTACCGCACAGCAGATTGCAGGCTTGAGCATGGTTAGTAATCAGCCCGCACAGCCCGCACAGCCCGCACAGCCTGCACAGCCCGCACAGCCCGCACAGCCTGCACAGCCTGTTGATCCCGTCCTTGCAGAGTTGCAGAAACTGACCGGACTTGTGCAAGGGAGCAACATTATGAACGTGAATCAGCCCAAGGTTCAGACACCCGAGGAAATTCTTGCCGAGATTATTAACCCGGCACCGAAAGGAGATAAATAACAATGGCAAACGTGAATGATATGACGGTATTTCAGGCCGGAACGATCTTGCAGAATATCGTCAAACAGGCAACCGGCCAAAGCGTGATTGCCGCCACCACGCCGGGCGAGTTCGTCAGCGTGGCACAGACGGCGCTGAAAACCGGCTATGATCCGGTGCTAAACGCACTGTCGCAGATGTGGGGCCGAACTATTTTCAGCATTCGGCCCTACACCAGAAAGTTTTCCGGTTTGGAAATGTCCATGGAGCGCTGGGGAAATGCCGTCCGCAAGCTGTCCATTGCTGACAAGCCTATTGAGGACGATGCGCGTTTCACATGGCCTGTTGCCTATGACACTACCAAAGAGCACAACGCCATTGGCGATGGGCAGAGCGTGGATATGTACGCACTGAACAAGCCTGACCTGTTGCAGGTCAATTTCTATGGACAGTCCGTGTATGAGAATAGCTACACTATTTTCAAGGACAACATGGATGTGGCATTCAGCAACGCAGAAGAATTCATGCGGTTCAACAGCCTTGTGACCGGAAACCGTACTGACAAGTTGGAGCAGTACCGGGAGAATATCGCCCGGGGCATTCTGGCAAATTACATTGCTTCCATCCTCGCCGAGAAGCAGAACACGAGAATCGTGCACTTGCTGTCTGAGTACAATGCGGAAACCGGCCTTGCACTGACTGCGCAGAGCGTTTATCAGCCGGAGAACTTCACCAGCTTCATGCAGTGGACGTATGCACGAATCGCCACCATTTCCAGAATGATGACCGAGCGGAGCGAGATGTACCAGACGGTGGTCAACGAAAAGCATGTTATGCGGCACACGCCTGCAAACCGGCAGAAAGTTTATCTGTATGCCAAGGCTATGGATCAGTTTGACGCTATGGTCAAGGCAAACAGCTTCCATGACAACTATCTGCGGTATACGGACTACGAGGGTGTGAACTTCTGGCAGTCTATCGAAACGCCGGACAGTATCAATGTGACCCCCGTCTACACCGACACCACCGGCACGGCAAAGACCGGTGACGCAGTGGAGCAAGCCGGTATTTTTGGCGTTATCTTTGACGAGGAAGCTCTGGGCTATGCACAGGTTAACAACTGGGCGGCTGTCACGCCGTTCAACGCCAAGGGCGGCTATTGGAACACCTATGACCATGTGAATTTCCGTGCGATTATGGATATGACGGAAAAGGGCGTTCTGCTGTTGCTGGATTAACACACGGAGGGGTGGGCATTTCCTAATGTCCTACCCCTATTTTAAAGGAGGTCAAATTATGCTTAGTGTAACGCTATACGAGTTTAAGAAGCGTGAAAACAGCACAAAAAGACCGGACAGCACCGTGACGCAGAGAACGCACAACGCCGTCTTGAAGATGCCTACAAGCCTGTTAAGGCCGGAAATTACTTTTGACTTTGGCCTAAAGGGTAATCCCTCATATTATAATTATGCGTATATTTCCGATCTGGGAAACCGCTATTATTTTATCAGGGATTGGACGGTTGGCGATGGTCACTTGTGGACGGCGCACTTAGAGGTTGATGTTCTGGCGAGTTGGAAAAACAGTATCGGAAACAGCACGCAATACGTAACAAGAAGTTCACACAGCTTTGACGGAAATGTTGTTGATAATCTATACCCGGCAAAAGCAACGCCGAATACCGTTCTGACAACAAGTGATAACCCCTTTACAACAGACTTTGAGCAGGGAAGCTATGTTGTCGGTATTGTTAACAATGACCCGGACGGCGTGGGTGCTACACATTATTATGTGTTTGACCAGACGGCATTTAACAGATTGTGTGCGTATTTGTTGGGTGATGCCTCGTGGACCGGAATAAGCGATATTTCCGAAGACCTTGTTAAAGCACTTTTCAATCCAATGCAATACATTGTATCGTGCAACTGGTTTCCAATTAAAATTCCTATTACCGGAAAACTCTCAAGTGTGCGTGTCGGCTGGTGGACAATACCGGTTAGCGGCGCAGGTATACCGGCAAAGAATGCCTATATCTCAAGCGGATATGTGTTTCTGACAGTGCCGAAGCACCCACAGGCGGCACGAGGAAACTACTTGAATAATGCCCCGTATACAAAGCACACTTTATATTATCCCGGTATCGGTAGTATTGCATTGGACGCAAATGTGCTTGCAAACTATTCAAAGATTGGAACTCTTGTACAGATTGATATTCTGGCGAATACCGCAAGACTTGCGGTGTTAGGTGGATCAACACAAGATGCAACTTTCTTGACACAGACATTTTCACAGGTTGGCATTCCGATTAACCTTGCACAAATGACAAGTGGATTTTCCCAGAATATCGGCGGCGCTGTAAAGTCTGTTGCACAAACGGCAACCTCTGTTGCAACAGGTAACGCTGTCGGTGCTATTATGGGCGGTATCGGCGCTATTGGTAACGGTTTAGCTACTGCATTCCCGGACGTTAGTGTCAGCGGACTAAACGGAAGTATGTTAGGCATCAAGCAGAACATTATCCTAAAGTCTGAATTTTATTCAATCGCTGACGAGGACAACGAGGACAGGGGCAGACCTTACTGCAAAAAGGTTGAACTATCCACGCTTCCGGGGTATCAAGTGATTGCCGATCCTGATTTAGCAATCGCCGGAACGAGTGAAGAAAACAGAATGGTAAAGGGATACCTTGAAGCCGGATATTTCTATGAGTAGGTGAGTTCTGATGGCATGGATTACAGGAAACCGCTATCTATCGATGGACGAAATGAAGAACAACGCCGACATAATGCACTATTTCTTCAAGTCTAACGGCTGGACGGATAACGCTATTTCTGCCATGTTTGGCAATATGCAGACAGAGAGCACTCTTAATCCCGGCATTTGGGAAAATCTTGAGCCATTCATAGGCGGCTATGGGTTGGTACAGTGGACACCGTATAGCCATTATTCCGAATGGGCCGGTACTGATTGGCAGGACAACGGACAGAAAGAGATGGAGCGGATCATATACGAGTTGGAGAACCACTTGCAATGGATCAGCACAAGCCTTTATCCGATGACGTTCCGGGAGTTCTCGCAATCTGACAAGCCGCCTGCATATCTTGCACAGGCGTTCCTTTATAACTATGAGCGCCCAACGGTGAAACCGCAACCGGCACGAAGCAAGCAAGCGGAATATTGGTATCAGTACATTACCGGACACGAGCCGCCGATCTCACAGCTACCGATATGGCTACTATTTAAAATGAAAGAAAGGAGATGATGGCAATGATTGGAAACGGTATCCCGGCAAACTATGATTATATCAACGTGCAAAACGCCGCCGTTAGTCCGTCAACCGTCCATTGCAGAAACACAGCACTTTCGCAATACTTCCGGCGGTACTTGCTTCAAAAGGCCATGTCGCTTTTTAAGTGGAAGTTGCCGGAGCATTGGAGCAAGAATTATTTCCTGTATGTGCTATACTGCTGGGGATATCTCGCAGTGGTTAACACAAACAAATTTGGCGTTATTCCACAGGGTTGCACCCTAACCGGTTACAATGTTTTCTATCAGCCGACAAACGCCATTATCACAAATCCCCTGTTGCGTGGCATTATGGAACCGAGGATTGGAAGCCAATGCACGATCATTCGTTTACAGCCGGATTACGGCGGTATTATGGATATTGTGGGTTACTATGGTGATATGCTTGCCTTGTGTGCTGAATCTGTCGGCATGAACCTCATGAACACCCACCTTGCATATGTATTTGCGGCAGGTAACAAGACCGCCGCAGAGAGCTTCAAAAAGATGTATGACCGTGTAGCGTCCGGCGAAGTCTGCACGGTGATTGACAAGAACCTGTTCCGGGATGACGGGAGTAAAGCGTGGGAAGCGTTTGAACAGAACTTGAAACAAGTGTATATCAGTTCCGACATTTTGAGCGATATGCGCAAGATTGAAGCAATGTTTGACACGGATATTGGTATCCCCAACGCCAACACAGACAAGCGTGAACGGTTGGTAACAGACGAAGTGAACGCAAATAACATTGAGACACAGAGCAAATGCGCTATGTGGCTTGAGGAATTGCAGGAGAGTATCAAGGCAACAAATGATATGTTTGGCTTAGATATTTCCGTGGAGTGGCGTTTCCCTAACGCTTATGAAGGAGGTGTGAACAATGTCGGCAACAGTAAGCCTGCTGGGCCTGAAACGGTTGAATGACGGCATTCTGGACGAGTTGGTTGTCCCTGATGGCGTGGACGTGGAGCTTGTCAAGGACAACCTGCTTGCGGAAACTGCGGAGCTTGAAGTAATCTACCCGGATGATATGTTTATGCAGGCCATGATTGGCAGGTGGAGCGCTAAAGAGCTTCCAATCTGGGAACGGCTTTACAAAACAACGCTGTTGGAGTATAATCCTATTGAAAACTATGACCGCATGGAAGAATGGACGGAAGCAGAGGACACGAAGAAAAACACGGAAGCCGATGCAACCGGAACAAGCCGGACAGACACGGACGGCACGAGTACAAAACAGAGTAACACGGACGGCGTTATCAACGATCAGAAGTATGTAAGCGCATATAATGAAGTTGAGTTCACACCCACGGAGCGAGACAACAACACGCAAAATGAAAAGAACAACAGCGAACAAAAGGACGTGGGGACGGTATCCGTTAAAACGTCTGCGGAGAATACCACGGACGAAACCGGAAACAGAAACCTGTTGCGGAAAGGCCGTGCACATGGTAACATTGGCGTAACTACTTCCCAACAAATGATCGAAGCGGAAAGAGATGTTGCTTTGTATAATATCATTGATGTGATTATTAACAGCTTCAAAAACCGTTTCTGTCTGCAAGTCTATTAAGGAGGTGTAAACATGGGATTATTTGAGCAATTTCCTTATTCCAATTTCCACGAGTTAAATCTTGACTGGATTTTGCATAAGATTAAAGAACTTGACGAGAAAGTGGACAGCATTGAGGACAGAATCCTAAAGGAAGCCAACGCATACACGGATCAACAGATTGCAATTCTGCGGCGTGACTTTGCGGAACTTGAAGCGGATTTCACAGCGTTCAAGTCTGACATTAACGCACAGTTTGCGGCCTACACTGCTAAACAGGACAAGGCTTTTGCCGACTATCAGAAACTTGTCAATGCAAATATTGACCTGCTTGAACAGGAAATCAGAGACGCAAGAGCAGAACT